AATGATGATGGGCGCCGACGGGTCCTTGTGCTGCGGTCGGCGCATGGCGTCGTCGACAGTGGAGGCCCCGATGAACTGGTCGTCGGACGCGTTGGGGAACTGACCGTACACCTCGACGTGGGCCTGGGTGCTGTCGGGGCCGTATTCGTCGATGATCTGTTGATAGACCTGCTTGTCCGTATGCTCGACCGTGCGCGCGTCCACGATCTTGGTGTCCCAGAAGTCGCGCTTGGAATGGAAGCACTCGTAGAAGTAGCCGCTGTTGCGCCGCGGGTTGCTGAACGCCAGCCAGAAGCGGTGCGGCGTGTTCTCCGTGAAGAACCCCGCCGCGACCGACCAGATGCTGTCGTCGATACCGCTGGCCTCGTCGAACACCAGCATGACCCCGGCGAAGTTGTGGACCCCAGCGTAGGCGTCGGGGTTCTCCGCCGACCACAGCCGCCCCTCGACGCCCCAGTACCGAGTGCCCATCTTGAGGTCGCGCTCCACCAGTTCCGTCAGCCACTTGGCCGGCATCAGCCGCGTGGCGCTGACCTCGAACCAGTGGCTGTTGAGCGCCATCGAGAGCCACTTGGTGATTTCCGCCCATGTGATTGACCGAAGCTGCGCCTCTGAGTTGGCCGACACGATGGTGGTCGAGCCGATCCGCGTGGTTAGCATCCAGATGACCAGCCAACTGACTAAGGCCGACTTGCCGATCCCGCGGCCGGATGACGTCGCCATCCTGAGCGTGTCGAAGTCGATCTTGCCGTTGTTCTGTTTCACATGGTCGGCGATGCGTTGCAGCACCTCGCGCTGCCACCGGCGCGGGCCGTCGAAGTGTTCCAGCGGTGTGCCAGGCTGGCCCCACGGGAACACGAACAGCACGAACTTCAGCGGGTCGTCCTTGATGGCCGGCGTCCACAGCCGGCTCATCAGTTCCATTTCGTCGTCGGCGCTATACCGTGTGGTCTGCATTTTCTACCCTATTCGACGACAGCAACTCTTCATTCGGCACCGCCACACCCTCGATGACGCGGCGCTGGGCCTCTTGCAGTGCGGAGGTGATGGAGATGGTCTGGTTGACCTCGACCTGCACGGCTTGCTTGGCGACCCAGCCGTGGACGTGCTTCAGCACATCTAGCGCGGCCTTGGCGTCGCCGGCGCGGGCGGCGTCATGCAGCACCTTGGACATCTCCATCTCGCCGTCGGCCCGGCCCTTCTCCGCGGCCAGCGCCGCCAGCGGGTCGAACTCGCACAGCGCGCGGTATTCGGTCGGCGTCATGCCGGATGCGAGCGCCAGCGCCTCGCCACGCAATCCGTTACGCGCGGCGTGATAGATGGCTTCGAGCCGCGCCTCGGTGGCTTCCAGTTTGCGCGGCTCATAGGGGAGCGAAAAGACTGCCATAGATTTTGTATAGCATGGCTGGTTGGGTTTGCAAAAAATAAAAAATTGTTTGCGGACCCTTCGTGACCGGGACGGGGCGGCGTTGGGCCCCCCTCCCCCCGGCTCTCGGCGCGCGGCCGGATGGTCGGAGCCAGGCGTAAACACCTGAACAGCTATTCATATGTCCAGATGTTTATGTGAACATCTGAATAGCTATTCATATGTTTAGATGTTCAGATGTTTAGATGTTCAGATGTTCAGATGTCCAGATGTTTATATTAACGCGGGCTAATATTAGCGTTTGGTCACATTGCATTGCAGCACAATCTATTACGTTATAACGTAACATTCCGCCTGGTCGCGCGCCTAGGTCATATCGGCAAAATAGGTCATGCCGAAAACATCGCGCCAGCGCGACGGCGCCAGCTAGCTGCTACCGGATAGTGTAATAGAATATATTGTGAAGCATGGGGCGGGATACGCGGGGCTTGGGGAGCGATAGGTCACTGCTAGGTCAAATAGGCATTCTAGGTAATGCGAAAAACATCGCGCCAGCTCGACGGTGTATAGGTTATTATTGTTTACATATGTTAACTATATTACTAACTGCACGTGAATACTACAGTAATACCTAGAAAGCCTAGGAAAAATGAAAAAAGCCTTTTTCGCCAACTACATAGCCCCGCGCGGCCTAGCGAGAACCTAGGCAACCGCAAACCATACCTAGAAAGCCGATTTTTCGGCCCTCTTTTTCCTCGCATTACTAAAATGTCATGTAATAAATTCTAGGTTGCCTTATTCTTGCCTTAATTAGCCTGTAATAGAATCTGCATCGGTAAAACGGTGACCTATTTTCGGAGGGACCATGTCACACAATCTATTGCATGATGCAGGTATTTGCGCTTTCTTTGTGGCGCTTTTGCTTTGGCTTCTAGTCTTTTGATCGGGGAGGATCACACCATGTCTAATTACCATTTCACGCTAAAGAGCAGAAACGCAAAAACCGGACCTATTCCGACAACGGTTACCAGCGCAGACACGTGCCCTGATGCTTGCCCATTGAAGGCTAAGGGGTGCTATGCCAAGGGAGGGCCGCTCGCCATGCATTGGCGCGCGGTGACAGAAGGCGCGCGCGGCGGCAGCTTGCAAGCCCTTGTGGCCGATATTGCAGCGCTGCCAGAGGGCACGCTATGGCGCCATAACGTGGCGGGCGACCTGCCGGGCGAAGGTGACATGATCGACAAGGCGGCCATGCTGGCGCTGATCAGCGCCAATGAAGGCAAGCGCGGCTTCACGTACACGCATAAGCCCGCGCAGCATGGCGCCAATGGTGATTTGCTGCGCTTCGCCAATGCCAAGGGCTTCACAGTCAATCTATCGGCTAACACGTTAGCGCATGCTGACCAGCTTGCGGCCCTCAATATCGGCCCGGTTGTAGTGGTACAGGATGCGGTGGAAGGCACCCGCGCCGACACTACCACGCCAGAGGGCCGCAAGGTGGCCACGTGCCCTGCCACGTATCGCGATGACGTAACTTGCGCTTCATGCGGCCTATGCGCCGTGCGTGATCGCAAAGTGATTGTAGGTTTTCCCGCCCATGGCGCCGCCAAGCGCGCCGCCGCCACCATTGCGAAAGGCTAACACCATGACCACCACCACCGCCACCACCGCCCTCGCCAACCTCTCAGATGCGGCCGTTGCCGCGCTGCAAGCCGCGCTTGTCACGCGCGGCCCTCGCAAGGGGCGGCTATTGTCTGCCGCACCACCAAGCCAAAGCCTAGCCTATGCGGCATGGCAGGGCGCAATGCTGTCCTGCAATCCGTATAAGGCAAGCATTGCGGCGCTTATGTTCATGTCTGCCGAGCAGCGCGCCATACAAAAGGAAGTAACCGCCCTATTCGATGCCCTGCCCAAGGGCGCGCGCATCTCCATGGACAAGGATCGCCAAGCCCTAGAAGCGCTTGGCGCATGGTGACTAGGCCGGGCGCTACGGCGCCTCGCCCTCGCAAGGCGCCCATGGGGCACCCTGCGACGGCGCCATTGCCGAACATGAGAGGGAAACACGACATGACGCAAGCTATTGTTACCAAGTATCACGGCCCAACCAATTACAAAGGCTCGCGCATATCGGCGCGCGCGGAAGCCGGGCGGATTGTGCGGCCATATGACCACGCGCTGACGCTGGAGGAAAACCACGCGCAAGCTGCCCTAGACCTTATGGAGCAAAAGGGCTTGATGCGACCCGGCCGCCGGTTGCTTGGGGGCGGCCTGCCCGGCAATGCGGGCTATTGCTTTGTCATATCTGAGCGGGAGGCGTGAGCCATGACACAACACACGCCCGGCCCATGGGCTATCAGTAAGGGTGCCTATGGCGCGCTGCATGTCGGGCCTGCCACGCTGTCGCATCCGGGCCGCGAGGCGGCGCAGTATGCGGCCGAGAGGGGCCGCGACCTGCTGGCGCAGCGCGCGGCCGACGCGGCGCTGATCGCGGCCGCGCCAGACCTGTTGAACATGTGTGAGCGCCTGTTAGGGTTCGCGCACCATTATGCCGATGCAAGCGCGCTATTGGCCGGCGAGGGGATGCTTGCCAGCGCTAAGGCGTTAATCGCGCAAGCCAAAGGGGCCAAGCCATGACGCGCATTTACTTAGTCTATTCTGATGACGAAAATGGAAACGATATGAGCCTTGTAGTGGAGGCGCATAGCCCTGCCGATGCGGTGCGCCTCTGGCGCAATGATTGGGATTTGACCACGGACAAGAAGCCCGCCGCCGTGTTTGAGATGCCCGACCGAACAGGCCGCCCGGCCGTGCATCAATGGCCTAGCCTAGACCGGGGAGACCGCAACCAATGGTGAAGAAAATTGGCCTATTCTGGTATCTGGTAAACGCGCCTGGCGGGGCGTTCCATGGCATCCCATGGCCAACCCGCGCGGATGCCGAGGAGATACTGCGCGCGGTGCTGGCGCAGCATGAGAGGGCCGCGCCATGCTAACCCTAATCCTGCGGGCGCTTTGCCTGCTAATCGCAAGGAAAACCATCAGATGAACGCCGACGAAAAGAAAGCTATTCAATACGCGCGCTGGCTGGCCGAGCGCGACGCCATGCCGCTGCCGGAACATGTCGAAACGATAATAGAATGGGTGCATCCTAAGATGCGCTCAGGCGTCAGGCTGGAACGCATAAGGAGCGTCACATTCACGGGCGAGCGCTACGCTGTGACGGTAAATCTGCCGGGCTGGAACTATGATCCAAGCCCTGTGGAAGGGCCGCCGGCCGGGGAGACGTGAGGCAGATGCTCAACCCGGCCGGCGGTGCGTGGGCTTGTCGGGGAGGGAAAGCCACCCACGCACAAGATTATGATACACCGCGCCCGAGGGGGATGCAATGACAATTTTGGATTGGATACGCATGGCCATAGTGGGCCTGCTGCTGGGCGGGGGCATAGTGGCCCTGCTGGCCTATTGGATTGAAACCGCAACGAGGGACCTAGACGATGATCATTACTGAACCTATGCCATTCCGTAGCCTGCGCGGTATCATGGCGAGCATT